CTTGTTTGACCAATCCAGAGATGGACCCTCTCTTTCACCCAGGTGAAATGTCCGATCCTTTCCAGGTTCCCCGTGAGCCCATGAGTCGCCTTCAGAAGCGCTTGTGCGGACACCCTTTGCAGGGGTGGAAGTGGACCCCTGAGCAGGGCAACCTGCCCAGTGGCAAGGAGGGCAAGGTGCCGGAGAAGCTCCTGGCACGTTTGGCCCCGCTAGACATGACGCCCATGACGTCGGTAGAGCTGGGGCCGGAGTGCCAGGACACGTCTGTGCGCAAACACCTGATGGAGGGGCGGGTGGCGCTGGCAACCGCGCCGATTGACGGACTGCAGTACAAGAACAGTATAGGACCACTGAGACAAGTGGCCTCTACTTTCTACGACCGCATGCCCGAGGTGCCGCTATACGACCTGCCCACACGGGAGGACGTGAGGCTGCGCGTTGGAGAAACGCACGCCTGGTTTGGCGGAGCCCAGTTTACACTGGGGCGGTTTGACAAGTACTACCCGCGGAAAGGCTGGAGCCCTGCACGCCCCTTTACGCGCGGTGAGGCGGAAATGGCAGCGAAGCGTTCCGGTTTGTGGCATATGCCACCGGACGTGTGCAAGCCGCTTCCGCTAGACACCGACGGTTTTGAGGAGAGGGGCGTGCGGGTTAACCCCCGCTCGGAGAACGGCTTTCCTTTTATGAAGACGTTGGAGGATCCGGAGGCCCGCAGATTGAGTTTAGAAGGGGCGCAGACGGTGCGCACCCTCCTGGCCATTTCGGGAGATCCAGAAGCCGAGTTCCGGGCGTTGGAAACGCGCCAGCCTAACCTTACGTGCTTGCGTGGCAAGGCCAAGTACGACTGCTACAAGTTTCCAAAGGTGCGCGACTCCCAGCTGCGCTTTTACAACGTGGTTGGGAGACAGCTGACTTTGGTAATGCAGCAGGCCACGCAGGTGGTGGAAGCAGGGTGCAGAGTTCTCGGGGAGGCCGGCGTCACAACATTCATAGGCCACGCCCTGGCCGGCGGGGGTGCTGGGGCGGTCATAGACTGTCTCCAGCGCCAACTGTCGGACAAAGGCTATGGCTATGTACACTGTGGCGACGACTCTCTGGCGGCTTTGAAGGTGGGCGACCGCTACATAGTGTTTGCGGCGGACTGCTCAGCCTTTGACCTGACACAGCACGCTGACACGACTAAGGAGGTGCACGCTGTGGTGAGGCGCTACATCGAGCAGGTGGATCCGGTGTCTGCCGCAGTCTGGCACGCACTTATGCGCGAGCGAACTGTGGTTATAGCCGGCTCCTGCGCGGTGCGCATGAAACACGGCGGCCCTTCGGGCATGCCCATGCAGAGCAAGGTCAATGACGTGCTCATGTCATGCTACTTGGAGCGGGTGTGCAAGCGAGCTGTGGAGGAGTGTGGTGTCGACTGGGAGCGGGATTTGAACGGAATTGTGGAAGAGGAGGGGGACGCAGTGGGGTTCCACGTGCGCCTCGAGCAAGCCAAGCAGCTGAAAGTGCCCACTGGCAACCCCTTGGTGGAGCTAGCCGCGCTTAGGCACGGCTTGACTCACACGTCGGTGTTGTTTGTGGGGTACTACTTCTATGCTGTGCCTGGGACATTAGACGTGCGAGTTTTCGCCGACTACCCCAGGGCATTGGCTCAGCTACCCTTTGCCACGACG